CGGCGGCTTTTCACTCGGCCTAGAGGCCGCCAACATAACCGTTCCCGCTGCGCATCCAAAAACTGTCGTAACCCGCGGAACCCGCATGATCACTGGGTTACGACACTTACTACAGTTACTACACTTATCGGTTGCGCAGGGGGAACGGCGCTAACGCGCCTAAACCTGCGTGTCTGCGGTAAAACCCCCTACCCCTTTTCCCGCGCCCAAAAAAAAGGCCGCTAACGCGGCCTTTGCTGGCTTGGAGAGGGATACCAGCTATTTCGGTGGATAACTCGGCTTCGCGCCGCTGGCGCGAATGCCGGCGATCGTCATTGCGTTTTTGTTGAGTTTAGTTCCTTTGCCGCCCGACATCTTGCCTGGCCGTTTGCCCTTCTTGTACATACCCATTCTCCAAAAATTTTTGCTAACGATAGCGCCAAAAATAATTCAGATACACTGTAAAGAAACACTTGACACTATGTAACGCCTTGATAAAATTCTCAGCGTTACATAGGCAAACGGAGAGGATGATGGAAGTAGGACAAACAATTCACGTCGAGCTGGTGGATTTCCACCGTGTTGATGAGGGCTCAGAGCGAGCTCTCATAACCGATGTGTGCGATGGCTCACATTCTTCACTTCACGAGACTCACAGTCTCTGCTACATCGAGTGGGTTGACCGCCCACTCATTCACCAGCGGAACGGATCGTTCCGCCCTTTTAACCAGGTGTGGGTGCCAAACCACATCTCGGCAAAAGAGGGAGCAGACGCATGACCATCTACGGATACACCCGCGTTTCTACCGACGAGCAGGGAGACGGCACCAGCCTTGATACGCAGCGCACCATGATTACTGGCGTTGCCATGTCGAACGCATTGCCCACTGACATTACGTTTATTGCTGAGGCAGGAGTGTCGGGTGGTAGTGCATTTTTTCAGCGACCTGCCGTGTCGCCGATCGGCTGGCAGTCTGGTGATGTCATCATCTGCTCGGCACTCGATCGGTTTTCTCGCGATGCACGCGATTGCCTGAACGCCATCCACAAACTGAAAGAACTTGGCGTGTCTCTGTTCCTCAACGGTCATGGCGACGTCACCGACGATGCGAACCTCACTGGTCGGTTGATGCTAGAGGTGATGGCCGCGTTCGCAGGGCACGAGCGCCGCATTATCAAGGACAGATGCACCAAGGGGCGCAAGGCCAAGCGCGCGCGCGGCGGTCATATTGGCGGCAGTGCGCCGTTTGGTTTTCGCATCATAGGCACCGGCAAAGACGCGCAGTTGCAGCCGCTTGAGTGGCAAGAAGACGCCTACCGTGACATGCGCAGCATGCACGCACGCGGCCTGTCGTTGCGCGCGATAGCGAAGCGGCTATCTGATGAATATGATGATGTGTCCCACATGTCAGTATCGCGAGCGCTCAATGCCGAACAGGAACGACAAGAATCCCTACATTGATTTCCTCAAGAGATATCAATCCGACCCGATTGCGTTTGTCGAGCATGTCTTAAAGGCGACGCCGCAGCCGTGGCAAGCGGAGTTGCTAACGGCTATACAGAGCGGCGAGCGTAAGATGAGCATTCGGTCAGGCCACGGTGTCGGCAAAAGCACCGCAGCGGCTTGGGCCATGCTCTGGTATCTGGTGACCCGCTACCCTGTCAAAATCGTCGTAACGGCCCCAACGAGCGCACAATTGTTCGACGCGCTGTTTGCAGAACTAAAGCGTTGGATCAACGAGCTTCCTGTCGCCTTAAAGGAGGTGTTAGAGGTCAAGACCGACCGCATTAGCCACAAGTCGGCACCTAGTGAATCGTTTATATCGGCGCGCACAAGTCGTTCTGAGCAGCCGGAAGCACTGCAAGGTATTCACAGTCAAAATGTATTGATGATTTGTGACGAGGCATCAGGCATTCCCGAGTCGGTATTTGAGGCCGCGGCCGGTAGCATGAGCGGCGAAAACGCCGCCACGATCTTACTCGGCAACCCAACACGCTCTAGCGGGTTCTTTTTCGACACGCATCACTCGCAGTCCAATGAGTGGTGGACCAGAAAGGTCAGTTGCAGCGATAGCGACCTAGTTAGTGATGAATACGTGCGCGAGATGGGCGTTAGATATGGTGAAGAAAGTAACGCCTACCGCGTCCGCGTGCTCGGCGAGTTCCCCGCCAGGGATGACGACACAGTGATCCCGTTAGAGCTTGTAGAAAGTGCGCAACATCGTGATGTTGAGGTGAGCGAGAACGAGCCAATCGTATGGGGTTTGGACGTAGCCAGATTTGGGTCTGCAAGCAGCGTTCTGTGCAAACGTCAAGGTAGGAAAATACTGGCAATTGAAAGCTGGCGCGGTTTGGACCTCATGCAATTGACCGGCGCGATCGTTGCAGAGTTTGAAGGTTGTCAACCTCGCACAGAGCCTGTTCAGATATGCGTGGACAGTATTGGCGTCGGGGGCGGCGTCTGCGACCGATTGCGCGAACTGCAGCTACCCGCCGTCGGCATCAATACGGCTGAGAGTCCTAGCTTGCGCACCACCTACACCAATCTCAGGGCAGAACTGTGGTTTAAATTGAAATCCTGGCTGGAATCCCGCGACTGCAACATTCCGAAAGATGACAAGTTGCTGGCTGAGTTGGTTGCGGTGAAGTACAAGTTCACAAGCAGCGGCAAGCTGCAGATAGAGAGTAAGGACGACATGCGAAGGCGCGGCATGGCGTCACCTGACGCTGCCGACGCGGTCTGCCTGACGTTTGCCACAGAGGCAGCAACCGTCATCCACGGCGGCCGCGACAACACCAACTGGTCAAAACCCGTGCGTCGGAACCTATCGATGGTCTGACCACCGCGAAAACAATGTGCTCATCGTGTCCCCTTGGGAAAATATCTACCGATATTTTCTATATATGGGAAAAACATGCCGAAACCCTATCGGAATGGGCCTGGCGGAACACGAGACGCGGCGGCTGACATTGCCAAACTAATGGCGCGCGGCCAGAAAAGCCAGACGGCCGCCACTAAGCGCAAAAAGAAGCCTAAGTAGTGGTCGTTAAAGCTGGACTAGGAGGCCTCCTCGGCGCTGCTGCTTTAGCGCAACCTGAAGACGCAGAAGCGGGTGTGAAAAATTTGTCACTCGCTGCTGTCCGCGCTGCAACCGATCAAAACGTTAGAACGTTAGACGATGAACGCAGTTCGGTGCGTGGCGAACGAAATGTATCGCAGCGTGCGACCCTGTCCACGCAAGAAAAAGACGCAATCAGACAATCTATAAAGGGGCGCCCTGTCGATGAGGTTGCTGCATTCGCAGCAGCGCGCGATTGGAAAAAACGACACCCTAAATCGGAATGGGAAGTGCCTTCGATCACGGGAGTTCAGGTTGCAGACAACGGCGGCATAAAAATAAAAACCGCAAACATGCAGTACCAATTTAACAAAGACCCCGCGACAAACAGGCCCGCGAAAGTCGGATCACCGTACTACCAAAAAATTGTAAATAATATCGTTGATGAGATGACGGCCATTGCTGCCCGTGCAAAAGCTGGTGATCCGGCGGCTACACGTATTATGGACAACGCCGGCTGGTACAAAAACACAGAACGTCGTTTGCGTACTGAATATGGGTCATTTTCAAACATGATGGCTGATATTTTGGGGGCCACGTCGCCAAACACACCTGTGGCGACGAATTTTAATTTTAGTCAAGACATCTTGGCACGCGCTACGCGCGGCGAATTCGACGATCTTATGAATGGGTTCGCCGACAAACTTGATCGGCGCTATGCGTTGCAGGATGAGGCAGCAGCCTACGTTAAAAGGCAAATGGAAAAAGGCCGACGTCGAAAAGACGCAGAGCAGGATGAGCGTTATGTGAATCTGCAGCGAGAGCAGCAGCAAATCTCAAACGAGCTACAAGCAGCAGAAAACACAATCAAACAGGACGCTATCGACCCTAAAACAGGTCAGCCAAAAAATTACGGCATCAATTCATATAACTCGATGATTGCGCTCGCCGACAGGTGGCGCGTTTTGCGACCTGGCGCAGCGCCAAAAGCGAAGAACTTTAGCGGCAACCTAAGTGGCCGCAGTGAACAAGCAACGATTGACGTGTGGGCGGCACGTAATCTACGTCGTCATAGTGGTCGCAAACCAATACCAAGCGCTGCTGAAAGTGGTGTCACAGGAAACATTGTTGATGCTGAAAATTTTACCAACAGCCTAGAGTTTGGTTTCGGCCAAGATGTGATTGCTGATGCGACGGTGCGCATTAACAACGAATTAGGCATGGACCTTGACCCGCGTGATTTGCAAGCGCTGATGTGGTTTGCGGAAAAAGACGTCTGGGCAAAAAACGGATGGACAAGCGTTCAAGGCGAAGGCGGCAGCTTTGAAACGATGATGGATCAAGACCCAGTGCAATCTGCATTTTTGGGTTTGAGCCGCGAGCAAAATCAAGCCTATCAGGGCCGTGATTTTGTGCCGACACCAGAGCAAAACGCAGAAACCGCCCGAAAAATCGCGCGCGCTGGCTTACTTGATGAGGATGTAAGAGCCGTGAAGGGCCAGCCCACGATAGGTCAGTACGATGACCCTGAAACTGCGATGGACATTGATATTGTAAGTCGGCGAGATCAAATGCCGGTAGACATATTCGATGCTGCCGCGCGTCAAGCAGTTTTAGATAACCAGGACAGTTGGTTTATTGCGACGAGGATCGATGACGCACTTGGTGCAGAAAATGCCGACCTATTTAACGTCGGCAGCGAGGTTTACTTCAGGAACGCCGTCAAACCTGATGACCCTGTGCTCGCAGATATACAGCGTGAACTTAAAGAAGGTGACGTTTTTGGCTACACGATGATCATCGATCCGCGTGACCCCAACAGCGTTACAGGTGTACGTTTTCTTGATGTTCCACAGTTTTCGGACCCCGATCGCTTTGCTAATATGTCGCAGCCGGAATACTCGGCGCACGTTTCGAAAACGCTAGGCGACTACAATGTCATCGGACAACGTCTCAAATCTAGATTCCCACAGGTCCAGTCCGCAATTCCTGGCTTCTACGACGTCAACGTTAAGTCCAGAGGACAGACTCAAAGCTTCGTTACACAACTTGAGAACCCATCGACAGATATTGATGGACTCTATCAAGAGTTTTACGGGTTTAAGCCTGCGAGACAGCGCTTCCAAGAGTGGTCTCGCCAGGATCAATCACCTGATATATCAGCGGGAGACGGCGTTGCACGAACTGAAACGCCGTCAGGGCCAGTCAAAGGATTCGCCACCCCAAGAGCCTTAACCGGCACGGCGCTAGCCTCAACCGCTGCGACAGCAGCAGCACCAACAGCACTTGATTACGGCCTCGGCATTCTCGATGCCGCAGCCAACACTGGGTCAGCACTGGCTGCCGGCCCATTAAACGCCGCACTAAACCTCGGCCATCTCGCGCTGCCCATACCAACCGATTACATCAAGCAACGATCAGATGATCGTTTACGCGCGCTTGATTACCAGCCGCGAACACAAATCGGACGTGATATAGACCAACAATTTAAGCAGGGCGCAGCGTCTTTGCTTGGGCCGACAATGCAAACCGTAGGCGATGCCTACGATCGATCGCTGACAAAACAGGGCGTTGACTTGTTAGGTCAGTACGCACCGCGCACGCAAATGATTATGCAAAATTTATTGGATGTCATCCCATGAGCGAGATAGGAATCGAGCAAGAGATTGAAGAGACTGTTTTGCTTATTGAGGGCAACCAGGTCGATGACGAAGACATCAACGCGATAGCGCGAGCGGCCATCGAAGACGCCGTTGATTTCATCGACAACACGATCTCTCCGACCCGCGCTGAGTCGGCTGATTACTACAACGGTGCGCCCCTCGGCAATGAGCAGGAAGGACGCTCGACGGCGCAGACGATGGACGTCAGAGATACCGTGCAAGCGATGCTGCCGAGTCTGATGCGGGTCTTCTGCGGGAGCGAGCACGTTGTTGAGTACGCGCCTGTCAATCCAGAGGATTTGGAAGCAGCCAAGCAAGCCACTGAGTACGTTAATTTTATATTGAACAATGACCAGGAAGAGCCGCTGGTCAGCATCATGTACCAGACATTTAAGGACGCGCTCGTGAAGGGCAGCGGTTTTCTTAAATTTTACTGGGACGATGCAGAGGAACTTAAAACCTACGACCTCTCAGGACTCGATGAGCAAGCGCTTGCCGCGCTAACGAGTGATCCTGAGGTGCAAATTATCATGCTCTCAACGGTGAGCAGTACTGACCGCGTCAATCCTGAAACCGGTGAACCCGAAATCTTACATGACGTTCGCGTAGAGCGACGACGATCATTCGGCAGTGTGAAAGTGGTGGCGGTGCCGCCCGAAGAGGTGTTGGTTTCGCGCTCCGCTCGCTCCCTCGCCGACGCCGACTTGGTCGCGCACCGCCGCTACGCTACTGTCTCAGAACTGGTGGAGATGGGCTACGACTTTGATGACGTGCTGCAGCACCAGACTGATGACGACGATTTCAGCCTGAACAACGAGGAAGCGCGCGAGCGGCTCCTCAGCACGCAAGACAATCGCGATTTTAACGACGACCCCAGTCGGCGCAGAGTGCTGTACGTTGAAGCGTTTATGCGTATTGACGTGGACGGCGATGGCATTGCCGAACTGCGTAAGCTCTGCTGCCTTGGCGATAATTACGAGATTTACAGAAACGAGCCAGCGGACGATATTCCGTTCGCGCACTTCTGCCCCGACCCGGAACCGCATGCCTTTTTCGGATTGTCGATTGCCGATCTGACGCGCGATATCCAGCGCATCAAAAGCGCTGTGCTGCGGTCTAGCTTGGATAGCCTAGCGATGTCTACACACCCGCGCGTCGGGATTGTAGAGGGCCAAGCGTCATTAGAAGACGTCATGAATGTTGAGGCCGGCGGCATTATCCGCATGCGTCAGCCTGGCGCGGTACAGCCGTTTACGCTCCCGTACGTCGGGCAGCAAGCGTTCCCGATGATGCAGTACCTCGATGAAATGCGCGAAAACAGAACCGGCATTAGTCGCGCTGCAGACGGGTTAGCACCAGATCAACTGCAATCGAGCACGCTGATGGCCGTTCAGCAGACGATCGCCGCCGCCCAGCAACGTATTGAGATGATCAGTCGGTTGTTCGCTGACGACGGCATGAGCCGCTTGTATAAAGGCATTCTCAAGCTCATCACACAATACCAGGATAAGCCAAGAATGATTCGGCTGCGCAATCAGTTTGTGCCGATGGCCCCTGACGCCTGGAACGCCAACATGGATGTCGTCAGCAACGTGCAGCTCGGTCGAGGCAGCGACATGGAGCGCATGAACATGCTGCAGCAGGTTGCGCAGAAGCAAGAAACCATTATGCAGCAGCTTGGCCCTGACAACCCGATGGTGTCGCCCACGAACTATTACCAGACGCTGACGCAGATGCTTGAGCTATCGGGCTTCAAAGATATCAATCGTTTTTTCACCGACCCTACTGCCGCGTTGGAAGCGCAAGCGCAACAACCCCCTGAAGAGCCGCAACCAGACATCAATCAGCAATTGATCGAAGTGCAGATGGCTGAGATTCAATCGAACATTCAAAAGAAGAGCGCTGAACTAGCGCTTGAGCGCGAAAAAATGATCCGAGAAGACGATCGCCGTCGCGACAAGGACGAGGCTGATTTTGCATTAAAGGCGGCAGAGATAGCTGCGCGATTCGGTGCACAGGTTGATACAGCGGCCATTCGCGCGGCAGCGGAACGAGATCGAGAAGGCATGAGAACGTTAGCGAGCGCAACCAATGGCAACAACCAGAGAGCAGCACCTGTCGAACCTACAGCAAATGTTCAACGACGTAGATTTCCAAACGATGTTGGAGCGAATCAAATTTGAAATGTTTGAACAATGGCAACGCGAGCGAAAGCCCGAACACCGAGAAGCTATCTACAACAAGATGGCTGCCCTTGATGTGTTGGTTAATGACATGCGCGCGGCTGCCGATTCGATTGAGTTTGAAAAGCAGAGGAGCGTGCTAGGTGAGTGATGATAAAATGAATGTGGATATCGACCCAGATTTGGGCATATCAACAGCGCAAAGCGCAATTCTCGACATGATGACCTCGTCAGATGACGACAAGTTAAATGATTCAGATGAGCGCGTTGACGAGTCCGACGTCGAAGAAGAAATAGAGACAGAGGGCGAGGCACTAGAAGAGTTCGTAGACGAAGACGCAGAAGCGCTCGATACAGACGACACAGATGCCGACCTGGATGACGATGAGCAAGAGTCAGAAGAACTTGCCGCCGCCGAAACATACACCGTCAAAGTTGCCGGTGAAGATGTTGAGGTTGAGCTTGATGAGTTACTAAACGGCTACTCCCGTCAGGCAGATTACACTAAAAAGAGTCAGGCTCTCGCGCAGGAACGAACACAGTTCCAGCAGGACCGCGAAGCTGTACTCACAGAGCGGAAGCAATATGCCCAACTTCTAGGGGCACTGCAGCAACAACTAATTGTGACCGATGAACCGGCTCCAGACTTCGACCGTCTCTATGAGGAAGACCCGATAGAGGCGACAAAACTAGAGCGCAAGTGGCGAGAAAAAACGGCTGCCAAGCAAGAAAAATTGCAAGCCATCCAGCTAGAACAGCAGCGTGTAGAGGCTGCTAATCGGCAGATGTTCGAGCAAAACATGCAGCAGATGTTAGCGGCGGAGGTAGAAAAACTACCCACCGTTATACCGGAATGGCGTAACGATGAAACCGCCAATCGCGAGCGCGAAGAGCTAAGGCAGTACCTGCTTGATTCAGGTGTTGCGGAAGAAGAGATGCAAAGCTTGGTGCGCGCAAATCATATCGCCGTACTGCGCAAAGCGATGCTCTACGACAAAGGCCAGACCCGCGTTAAGAACGCGAAGAAAGGTAAGTCGAAATCGGTCAGGCCAGGAGCGAAAGGTTCCCAACAAAGGCCAACAAGTAAGTTGCAAAAGAACGCACGTCAACGTCTTGCAAAAAGTGGTCGCATCGATGATGCGGCTGGACTTATTGAATCAATGCTATAGGACTGACAATGGCAATCGTTACAAACACATTCACTAAATATTCGGCCGTAGGTCTAAGGGAAGATTTGTCGAATATTATTTATTCTATATCCCCACAAACAACGCCCTTCGTTTCTAATATGACAAAGAAACGAAACGTCACTAACACGTTTTATGAGTGGCAGACAGATTCACTCGCGTCTGCAGCAGCCAATGCGCAAATTGACGGCGACGATCTCAGCTCTTTTACGGCGGTTACTGCGACGTCTCGACTGGGCAATTACACCCAGATTATGCGGAAGGATTTCATCATTGCCGACAACCTGAACGGCACGCTTGACTTGGCCGGTAGAAATTCTGAGATTTCCTACCAACTCGCCAAGAAAGGCAACGAGTTGAAACGCGATGTTGAGCTAAACCTAACGGGCCTAAACCAGGCAGCGGTAGCTGGTAACAACACCACTGCCAGAAAAACGGCTTCTTTGTCTGCGTTTTTGCGCACAAACACAAGTCGCGGAAGCTCGGGCGCAGACCCGACCGTCTCGTCTGGTGTGGTTAATGCCGCAGCGACCGATGGTACGCAACGCGCCATAACAGAAACGTTACTGAAAACCGTCCTGCAAAGCGTCTGGACGGAGGGTGGCGAGCCAAAGATGGTTCTGTGCGGACCCCATGTCAAAACGGTTATTTCTGGTTTTGCAGGAATTGCAGCGCAACGCTACATGGCACCGTCGGATAGCCCGACTACTATTATTGGCGCGGCTGATGTGTACATGTCCGATTTCGGAAGTGTGCAGATTACTCCGTCCAGATTTTCACGGGCACGGGATGCGTACATCATCGATCCTGACCTGTGCGAACTGGCTACGCTGCGTCCTATCCAAAGCGAAGAGCTTGCGAAGACTGGTGACGCAACCAAGTACATGTTGCTGACTGAGGTTGGTCTGCAGATCAACCAAGAGGCTGGACTTGGCGTAGTCGCTGACTTGTCTACAAGCTAGGGGCTTAACGTGGATCGACGCACCTTGGACCTTGACGCTTTGCTCGGCACCCGCACTGATTTCATTTATGAAACTAACGGTAGTGGCCTCAAAGGCGACAACATCATTATCTCCGAGACCCAGGATGTGACTGACATCATTGAGGCAAATAAACGGTCGGCAAACGACACCGATCGTCACACACCTCACGGAGAATGGTCCAAGGTCGCGTCGATACCACTAACGATTTATTACGACTTAAAGCGTCAAGGCATTACAGAGGATCAGACGCGAATGAAAAAGTGGCTGAATGATCCTGACAATAAATATTTTCGCACCAGAGCTGGTCGCGTCTAATGGCGATTACGACCTACGCTGAGCTGCAGTCTGCAGTGGCAGATTGGCTTGACCGCACAGATTTGACTGCAGCGATCACTAATTTCATCACCATTGCAGAGTCTGAGTTTAATCGCACGATTCGGCATCGAAAAATGATTACGCGCGCTGACGCGACGATTGATAGTGAATACAGCGCGACACCAGCAGACTGGTATCAAACCGTTTCGCTCATTTTAAAGACCGACCCAGTGTGCTCGTTGGAATATGTGACCAATGAGGCGATGAACTCATTA